AAAAGCAGATTTCAAAAAATGTGCTGTAGGATATGTACCGAATAAAGACAATACTCGTTGTGTTAAACCATGTAACAGTGGTTATGAACAAATTGGCGAAACATGTAATGTACAAAAAACTGTAGTTGATACTAATGATAAAGCCAAAGAAGAAGCTGAAAAAGCAGCAGCAGCAAAAAAAAAGAAAATTATTATTGGTATTATTTCAATCGGAGTAGTAACAATAATAGGTATATCAATATTTTTTATAATTAGATTTCGAAAAAATTAATTTATTTTCATTTATATATATATAAATGACAACAATTCAAAATTCAAATTTCTATTCAAACCCAACATTGGACATTATTAAATGTCCTCCAGAATACACAGATAATGGTATTGAATGTGTTTTGAGTTCGAATCTAGGCAAAATTACAGCTATGGCTTGGGATCCTTGTCCTCTTGGTACAACAGATGGACCATTGTACCCAAATAAAATGGTCAAAGATTGTACGAGAATAGATAAAATGAAAAAATGTGCTGTAGGATATGTACCGAATAAAGACAATACTCGTTGTGTTAAACCATGTAACAGTGGTTATGAACAAGTTGGTGAAAAATGTGCTTTACCGTGCAAGACAACAGAAAAACGAGATGGTGAAACATGTATTCCAAAATCTTTAGTTGATATAGCGATTGATGATTTCATAAAAACAAATAAATTTACACCAGAAGAAATATCAATATTACAGCCGATGATTAAAGATAAGTATGATGCACAATTTGCAGAACCATCTAATTATTGTAAAAATCCAGATCCAAATAATACTCAATTAAGGAGTGCTTGTAATTGTGAAACAAGTACGCTTGCTGTAACTAAAACAGTTGCTGAAAATGCATTAAATAGTGCAATTAATTCATATTATATTATTAAATATAATAGGGAAAAAGCAAAATATGAAACAGATCATGCAGCATGGGTGATAAGAAGAGATGGTTTTAGAGCTCAATTAAATAATATGGTTCGTGACTCTGGATGCAATAATTCTTGTGGTGGAGATGAATATTCAATAGATTCATCTTGTTGTTCTGGTGGTTGTTCTCCATTTCAAAGATGTTGTTTTGGTCAAGAAAAACAGTTTTGTAAAAAAACAGCTGCTGCTATAGAGAGAGAGGTATCAAACTGGATTGCTGGCAATCCTGAACCAACTATTGGACCACCACCCACTCAAATAGCTCTTAAATCAATAAATGTTAATATTCAATGTTGTTCTCAAAATATATCTAATATAACTGCAGATAAATTAGAAATTAGTGATGTAAAACAGAATTGTTCTCAAACTAATAATATTCAAGCAGCATATGATGATTTTGAAAAAAAAAAAGCAGCAGAAGCCAAAGCTAAAGCGGATGCAGAAGCCAAAGCTAAAGCTGATGCAGAAGCTGCTGCTAAAGCTAAGGCTGATGCTGCTGCTAAAGCTAAGGCTGATGCTGATGCCGCTGCTGCCGATGCTATTGCTAAAGCTAAGGCTGCTGCTAAAGCTAAGGCTGATGCTGAGGCTGCTGCTGCTGCTACTGCTAAAGCCAAAGAAGAAGCTGAAAAAGCAGCAGCAGCAAAAAAAAAGAAAATTATTATTGGTATTAGTTCAATCGGAGTAGTAACAATAATAGGTATATCAATATTTTTTATAATTAAATTTCGAAAAAATTAATTTATTTTTAAAGGAATGAATAAACATTTTCTGCTGTCAAATTTGATGTTCCAAGTAAATTTTTATATATATCTTTTCTAATCAATATTGGATGTGTATTTCCATTATTATTCAAATAATTTAAATAATCTATGTATCCAGGTTCTGTTTTTAAATATTTTACCAGACCATTTACCATTTTTGCATCATTTTCAGACATTGCAAATTTTTCAATATTCTTTTTTGATAGATAATATACTACCAAAAATAATATGCCAACAAGAACCACTAATTTAGTTTCCATTTCTATATATATTTATATATAATAAAAAAAATATATATTTATTATATATAAATATATATATGTCTAATTTTGTAACTAATCTTTGGCACAAAACATGGTTCTATAAAAAATATATAGAAATTAACCAAAATATTCAAAACATGAAAAGAAGAATACTTATTAGTATTATCGTCCTAATTACTATCTTTGTTTTATTTAAAATGTATAAAGTTTGGATGCTATCTCGTAAGTCTAGTTAAAAGAAAAAGAACTTATACTTAATGTATCATATAATCCTCCTATTTTTTTAATAGTTTCTGATGATGTAACAGAACTAGACGCTTTTTTTGATCTAATAATAGCTATTATTATACCGCCTATTATTAATGTCACTGCAATAATTGCCACTGCTATCGCAATATATTTTACCATATCTCCATCTAAACCAAATAAACCAAGCGCAGATGAACCACTATCTTGATCTTTATTTATCAAAGCTTCATTAATTGCTGACTGTATTTGACCATTATTACTAACACATTTTGCTGTTGCATCTGATATAATGTATTGATTTATATCACTGATATTTACTGGACCACACTTACTTGTATCACAATTATAACCATCTCTACACCCAACATTACAATATTCTGGTAATACTATCTTTAATCCATCAACATTAGTTATCTGTTTCATGACATTGTCTTGGATGCAATTAAATAAATTATCTTGTTGAACTATATTTGTAACTTTGTTAATTAATTCATCTATTGTTTTTGAAGATGAAGAACTATCTGTCAATACATTAAATCCTGATGTAGTTGATTTTGATGCTTGTTTTAAATCTTGTTTAAATTTATTTGCAAGATCTGCAGTATTTTGTGATCGAGCAATACATGACATATTTGGTGCTGCTATTGATTTCTGATTGATGTCACTTAAATTTAATGAACCACCTCTTACTTCAATGTTTTTAATATCAATTGTTTGAACTTGAGAATTATTTTGAGAACAATTTGCACTACTGCTTTGTACTGTTTTTGATAATGTATCGTTTATTGTTTTGCTAATTGTCTCAGAAACTGATGATTGATCACTTGTTAGGCCAAGCCAATCCATAACACCCATATTATATATATATATATATATATATATAATATATTTTCTAAAACAATTATATTTTTAATATACATGTCTTATTGATAAATAATTAAATGAATCAAATAAATCATACAATCCTCCACTCTTTTTTGATGCAAGCGATTTATGATATTTAAAATAAACAATTAATCCACCAACAACAGTCAAAATAAGTATTGCTACAATAACAATTATGATGATTGTACTTTTATTACTCGTTTCTTCTTCTGGTATTAGTTCTGGTTCTGGTCTTATTTCTAAATCAGATCCTTTAATATCGTTTGCGAATTCTGAAATTGCGTTTTGTATTTGTGTATTATTATTAACACATTTTGCAGTAGCTTTAGATATCATATATTGACCTACTTTACTTATTTCAACTGGTGCACACTTACTCATGTCACATACATATCCTTCCATACATCCTTTTTTACAATATTCAGGTAATTCAACATCTATACCAGTTATAGTTGTATTTTGTTGTTGGACAGTATTTTGAACACAACTAAATAAACCATCCTGTTGTGATATATTTACAACTTTATTAATTAAACTATTCATTTTATTAGTGACATTATTATCATTTAATAAACTTGTTATAGATGTTGGTGAAGATGCTGCATTATTGTAATTTTCCTTAAATTTATTGATACTTTCATTTGTATTTGAGACAGAACAAGTCATATTAGGCGCCATAACTGCATCTTGACTTATTCCAGTAATTTTTAAACCGCCATTTTTTACTCTAATTTTGCTTATCTCTAATGTTTGAATTTGTGAATTGTTTTGAGAACAGTTAGCACTATTATTTTGAATTACTTGAGAAAAAGCATCATTAATTGTATTATTTAATGCATCTTTAATTGCAGACGGATCGCGAGATAAAATACCAGAAATATTCATTAATATAATATATATAATATTTATAAAAAATTATATAGAATTATTTATAAAAAAAATACTTATTATTTCAATTTTATCAATAAGTTATGAGGCAAATAAATATCTATCTATAGCAGCATCTTTAATGACTTGTTCGAATTGTTTAGTGAGATCATTTTTTTGATGAGCCATATCTAATATCAATTTATCGACTGTTAATTTTTTATTAGATGGATCGACGGATACATAAATGAATACTTGAATTTCTCTATTTTCTTTAGGTAAATCTTTGTGAGAACAGAACCGAAATCCACGACCAATTACTTGTTCTAATCTTGACATATTCCAATAAGGTTCCATAATATGTATTTGTCTAGTTCTAAGGAGAGAGACACCTTCTTTAATAGCTGGAGACCCTAAAATGACTTTAAGTTTAGATCCATCTTTATTATCTTTTTTGTTGTATACATCTCTAGCATATTCTTTATCGATTGCTTTTTCATCACCAGACCATACAGCGAAACGATTACGGCCTTCACCATGATTTAATAAATCTTTGAATCCGTTTGCTTCCAAAACTTTAATAAAGGATTGTATACCACCATATTCTCTAAAAGTGGAATAGACGAATACTGGTCCATCTGATCGTTTAATATTTTTGAGAATTTTATAAAATTTAGTTGAATATTTTTCGAGTTCTTCTTTAAGAAATCTTCCTTTAAAGGCATTATATCCTTCTTCTTTAATAAGACGGTTAGGGAAAGCAACATTAGAGATCATACGAGTACCAATATAAAAATTATTAGGTAATTTAAGAATATCGCCCATTTTGATTCCACCTTCTTCACCCAGAACTGTTTTATAACATGAATATTGATATTTACTCATACGACATTTAACAACTTTACCAGTTCGTTTTGGAAAAACATATGATGGTGCACCCTTGAAATATGATACATATCCTGCAAGCATTTTTCTAAGTTTATCAGGATTTTTTATTTGATAATCAACATTGTCTCCTTTTTTGGTCTGTTGTAAGAATGTATCATTAAATGTTGGATTTATTGGTATATCTTCTTTTGGTTTTAAAAGGTTCATTGTTAAAGCTAATTCAATTGGTTTATCAAATATAGGTGTAGCAGACATGATAACAACTCTAAGAGATGATGGAGCTTTATGAATTTCTTTATAAAAAGTTTTATAATAAGAACCAGTTTCTGATACAACATTTTGAACTTCATCAATAATAAGAATATAATTTGTTAGATCAATCTTTCTTTTTTTAGACAAATCAACAAATTTATTATAAGAAATAATTGTGTAATATTTATCTATTCTTTTATTAACAGTTTCAATTAAATCCATATATTCGTCTGAATCTGGTTCCAATGATGACAATTGTTTTCTCTCTTTTTCTGAAATATATTCTGTACCAGCGCAAGGAGTTCTAAGTTCCTTATACATATTTCCTACTAAAGATGCAGGACATACAAACATTATTTTCTTTTTGTGTTTCCATTGTTCTGCTATATTTACCGCTGCACATGTTTTACCTGCACCAATTTTATGATATAAAAGAATACCTTTGTAAGGAGTATCAGGATTAATAAAATCAGCAACAAAAACTTGAGGCAATTGATATGTAAATTTTTCTGGAAAACAAAATTCTTTAAATGTTGGTTCCTTTTTAATAATAAATTTACTAAATTTTTTTTTAATTTCTTTTTGAAAATTTGGATCATTAATTGGAGGATATTCCGATCCCCCATCAATCACAATTTGATTAATATATTTATCTAATATGACATTATTATTATTATTAAGTTCGCTCATAATTATAAAAGACATATAAAAAAAATTAAATTATAATGATTTAATATTTGGACTTTGATATTATAAATTTAATAATATCATTTTTCCAATTTTCTAACTGATTTTTGTTCTCACTTATATCTATATTTCCATCTATCTCTAATATATCATTACATATACCAGATGATAACATTTTTTTATGATATAAATCACATTTTTCCAGATAATCTAATGAAATATTATTTTCACCATCACGAGATCTTTTAATAATTCTCTTAGCACAAATAGATGGCTCCGTATTTACATATACTATTTTATCAACCTTATAATCCTTCGCAAACACATCAAACCATTTCTGATATATCTGATAATTCATATAATCTATTTTTCCTGAATCATATAACATCTTACCAAATACTAATCTTGTTGTATATAATCCTCTTTCTGATACAATTGTCGCATTTGGATATTCATCCATTTTCTTTTTTAAAAGCTCGTAAATTGTAATACACACTAACATCTGAAATGAAAAACCATATTTCTCATTGTCCTTATAAAAATTCTCCAATATTGATACATCATTTTTATCTCTAACCGTCTCCCAAATCTCTACAGGTTCTGGTAAAAATATAAATCTATTATCATCCTTTAATGCATTCGATAATTTATAATATAATGTTGATTTACCACTTCCAATATTACCTTCTAATGTAATAATTGTATTTACCATAAATCTATATATATTATTGATATATTATATTTAAATATATCAATAATTGATAATATCAATTTTTTTTGTAAAGACTAATATACATCTATAAATATAGTATTTTATAATATATATAAGAGTATATTTATATAATGATATATATGTTAAAAATAAGTAAAAGAATTAAATTAACACTAATAATAATAATGAATTTAGTTAAAGAACTAATAAAAGGATTTGCATCTACATTATTAATTTTATCTGTTCCTCATTATTGTAACATATTTCCAGTTGCAATATACGATCATATCTGTACTGCTATTGATATATTTATATATTCTGATTATTTTAGAGTTTTTGTAGTAATATTTAATATGTTTGTTGTTTTAGATATTTTATTTATTTGTGTGATTGAGTTTATTAGAGATCTCTGGATAATAAAATATTTTGAATATGATAAAAATTTACCGAATGATAATTTAAATATGCACAAAAATAATGTAGTGCATAAATTGTTATTTGAAGGATTACAAGACTGGAATGACAGATTATTTAGATTTTATAAATGGTATATTTATTTATATGTTTTTAATTTCATATTTAGTTCAATATATCTAATAATGAATATATATGATTATAAAACAATTGTATCATTAATTGTTTTTTTCATTATTGGTTTGGAAAAATTGTATGATGGATATATTATTTTTAACAAATCAAAAATTAATGGTCTCGCATATAGTTATATTCTTAAAGAATATAAATCATTCAATTTAATTAAATCTGAAACAATCTTATAAATTATTATTTAATAGTAAATAATAATTTATTTATTTAATAATTTATAAGTGGTATTAATAATGTCATTCATTATGGAACAATCCGTCATATTATAGTTCTTAATTTTTTCAAATATTTTTTTGTATTTTTCATTATCTTTATCACAATAATACCACAATGAATAATACATAGCATCATAACCATTTACTATATTATCACTGGACCACATTTGTTTATCAGTAAATAATCCATTAACATAATATCCATTTGCAATACTTTTAATAGAACAATCAAAAGCACCTCTAATTCCAATAGGATTATCATTTGATGAAAATACTTTCATTAAATCAATAATTTTGATATTAAATAATGATGCATTATTTGTTTTAAAGTCCATTTTAAATTTGCCTCTACCATATGAATTTAATTGTTTTAATTGTTTCATTAAAGAAATTTCATATGGAGACCATATAACAAATGCCATATCATTTAAATAAATGTTATTACTGTTTCGAACCAAATTTATTTCTTTTTCTAATCCAATAAATAATTTATAAATATCATTATCAATATCAACCATCTTATTGTTATCATCATATATTCTATCTAATGTGAATTGAGACTGTTTAATAAGATTAAATATTCCATTTTCATTTTTGTAAAAATTACATCCGATCATAAATATTTTTTGTGTTAATTGTGTTTTTATAAATGTTTCATCATCTTCTTCTGATACCTCATATAATAATTCTCTATTATTAATTAGTTTTAATGGTATCGTCTCAAAATCTAAACAACATATTATCCTCTTATTCAAAAATTTACTGTTAAATTCCTCCAATTTACTTTTTATGTTATTGCAATATATCATCTTATTATGTGTTTCACTATTAGCTAAAACTATTGATTTAATCAAATTAATATCAGATCTTTTTTCATGACGATTATCTAAATATTTTATAATTTCATTTGTCTGTAAATAACTATATATACCTTGTTCTTTCAACATCAATAATTCTTTATGGTTAAATCCTCTCAAAAGACTGAGAGATCGTGTTTGTTTAGCGATCCAATATTTAATAGACAAACGATCGGACATAATATTATTACGAACAAATGGGATATCATAATTTGAAAAATCATATGTTCTTAATTTATTTGCATCTATACTTAATAATTTATTACATTTTTTTACTTTTTCTAAATTAATGTAATCATCATTTGAATACATCTCATTTAATTCTTCAATTTGTTCTTCATACAAAAATTTATATTCTGTATTTTTAGTATATGATTCATATTTATTTAAACAATCCAAATAAAGATTGTAAATATTATTTAGATTGAGATAATACTCATTGTCTTTATTTTCAATATCAATGTTAATTAAACAATATTTATCTAATGATTTAACAGGATTAATTATAGTGGTTTCATATTTTTGTTTATCTATAATATATTCCATTTTTAAACTATATGGTAAAATATATGTCAAAATATCTTTTTTTGGATTTAAACTTTTCATTATATATCCATAAGTAGCTAGTTGGGACTTATAATATTTTAATAATCCTGTATTTCTAGCTGTTTTTCCATCTGCATTCAAAAGTATTGTTGATGATTTAATATCTATGACTATATAGTCATTGATATTTTTATTTAAATCTACATCTAAACTAACTTCAAAATTATTACTTTTATCAATAAAATCTAAAAATAATAATTTAAATGCTTTCTTAGATACCAATAGATCTGGAAATCCTCTGAACTTATATTTTGAAGTTTGAGGTGATTGGATCATTCCCTGATATATAATATCTATTTCTTTATTCATCGCATTTTTTGTTAAATCTAAATATTCATTATAATTATTATAATTAGGATTACCATTAACAACTTCCAAATATGATAGATGATATTTGGAACATAATATTTTTATTTTTTCACAAATATATTTTTCAAATTCAATACCTCTATCATAAATATAATTCATAATTTCGTTATTGGATCTATTAGAATATGAAGTATTAATGCTTGTATTTGTAATTTGTTCTTTATACATCTCAGGATTTGAACAGACAAAATCAATAATTGAATTAACATTATTTATTTTTAATAGTTTCAAATTATATCCTAATATATCATTGCTTTGAAAATATTTAGTGT